GTGTTTTTGTCTTGGGGTGTCTCATGGGGGAGGGCCCTATGTATAGCGGGATTAGCGATCTAGCCTTGCGCCCTCCCCTTCTTTACCACTGGATTTCCGGATGATGATTCCTCGAGAGTTTGCGCTCAATGGTTCGATCTGGCGGGTGGGTTACAAGTGGAATTTGACTTACAACAATTCGCGCGTGGATGGGCTTTGTGATCCTGTGGAGAAGTTAATTTTGATTGATCGCAGTCTTGATGATGAGTCTAAGTTTTGGGTTTTCATTCATGAGTTTATGCATGCGGTGATGGACGAGAACAACATTGGTCACAATTCGAGTGACGAGAGTTTGCGTTTAGAGACTCGTCATGAGGAGGAGATCTTGTTGTCGTTGGAGAGTGAATTGCGTCGTAACTTTTCTATTCGTTGGAGGAAGAAGCGATGAGCAATTTGCTTGAGGGTAGTGTTCGAATTCCGGTTAAGGACAAGTCGAATCCTCAGAGTGTGATTAATTTAGCACCGACGCTTTTAGGTAAGGCGATTGATTGTATTCCGGATGAGTTGTTCTCTTTGCGTCCGGATCAGTTAGCGGAGAAGTTTCGGTTAGGTCGTAAGTACGACAAGGAGACTGAGGTAGAGGAGAAGTTAAGGTTTGCGTTTTGGCGTGAGTATGATCATGCGGTTGAGCGTGGGTTACGTATGAACATGGAGCGTATATGTGCTGGTGTTTGTACGGTTCGTGCTTTTATGACGATCACACAGAACTCATTTAAGCTTGCGTATATTTGTACACCTCCTGACGACTACACGCTCACTATGCAGGAGTTATTAAAGATTGGTTTGGATCAGATGCGGGACATTTTGTTGTTGCCTCATATTGATGAGAGGACTGGTCGTCCTGATCCGAGGATGTGTGAGGTGAAGATGAAGATCATTGATCAGGTTACGTTGAGGGTTAAGGGTTCTGTAGCAAGTCGTATTGAGACCAAGAATTTGAATGTGAACATTGAGAGTGATGGGCCACAGCGTCCTATGACTGATGTGTCTCAGTTGACTGATCCTGAGGAGATTGACCGTAGGTTGAAGGAGTTGATGGGGGTGCGTGATGGGGAAAAAGAGGTTGTCGACGTCACGCCAACGAGCGAGGGATCGGGTTGAGGATTTGGTGAGGTTGTATGTTGAGGCAGAGTGGGATCAGGATTTGTTTATAGAGATGTATGGAGTGTCTAAGTGTTTCAAGTGTGGTTCTGAGAGTTTTGAAGAGGCTTTGGATATTGATGGTGAGATAGTGGTTTGTTGTTCTGACTGTGAGGATTATGACCGACACCAGTGAGATTCATCGTAAGCGTAAGAGTATTGAGTTACTGGAGCGTAAGAGGGAGCTTCAGGAGGGCTTACCACATCTTCATGGTTTTAAGTTGTATCAGTGGCAGAGAGAGTTTTTAGAGACTCGTGAGAAGACTGCTCTTCTTTGTGCTGGCAACCAGATTGGTAAGTCGTCGGCAAACATCTTGAAGTGGATACATTGGGCGACAGAGCCAAAGCTTTGGCCGATTCTTTGGCCGAACAGGAGACCTAAGCAGTTCTGGATGCTTCTGCCTACTAAGGACATGATTCAGACTGAGTTCTTGTCAAAGTATGAGCCTGAGTTTTTACCGAAAGGTCAGTTCAAAAAAAAGGGACAGTATTCGTGGGCTCCTGAGTTTCGCAATCGTTATTTGTGGGCGATTCATTTCCTTGAGACTGATATTTCGATCTTTATGCATACTTATGCGCAGGAGACTCATCACCTACAAGCAGGGACTGTGGATGCGATCTTTGTTGATGAGGAGCCGCCATGGGAATTGATGCCTGAGTTATTGATGAGGATTGCGGCGACCAATGGATACTTTAACGCTGTTATGACTCCGACGATGGGCCAGGAGCAGTGGCGTAGGGCGTTTGAGGTCAAGGGTGATGGCGAGGTGTTTCAGGGAGCGTTTAAGCGTCGAGTGAGTGTGTTTGATTGCCTTCATTACGAGGATGGTTCGAGGAGCAATTGGACTGAAGAGCGCATAAATCAGATGATGAATCGCCTGAGTTCTCAGCAGGAGATTGATCTTCGGATTTATGGAAGGTTTGTCGCTCAAGAAGGATTAAGGATCTCTGCCTTTAACCAAGAGAAGAACTTAAAGCCTCCTAGTGTCTTTAAGGAGACTGATTGGTTCAATTATGCAGGTGTGGACATTGGTTCTGGCGGTAAGGCTCATCCCCCAGCGATTGTGTTTGTGGCTGTTCGTAGTGATTATCAGCGTGGGTTTGTGACTAAGGTGTGGCGAGGGGATAAGAACCGTAACTACACGGTCACTGACATTATTGATCAGTATATGGCCATGCGTGGTGGTTTACAGATGCAGGGGCAGTATTACGATTTTGCGTCTGCTGAGTTTGGCATTATTGCCTCTCGTGCTGGTCTTGGTTTTGAGAAGGCTGAGAAGGGCCATGAGATTGGTTTTCCTCTCATCAATACACTCTTTAAGAACGAGATGCTTACCATTCTCGACACCCCTGGTTCTGAGGTTTTGGTGGGGGAGATTCTTACGTCTCGGGTTGATTCCAAGAAAGAGGGAGATGATGCGATTGATGCCTTTAGGTATGCGATCTCTAAGATCCCTTGGAGCTTTGAGGGGATCACTGGCGAGAGGTTGGTGCACACTAAAAAGCAGTCCAAGATGCCTGATGAGAGGTCATTAAGGCCCAATCATACTCCTGAGGAGGAGTCTGATAAGTGGAGTCCACAGGCAGAGATTGCGGAGTGGAATGAGTTGATTGGCGTGGATGAGGGAGACTTGCAATATGACTGGTAAGAAAACGAAGGAGATTCGGATGGATTCAGCGATGAGTGCAAAGGACATTTGCGCGATTGTTCGTGCGTGTCGTGGGAGTGGGGTTTCTAAGTTGTCTTTAAAGGATTTAAGTATTGAGTTTGGTGGTGAGGTTTCGGCCACTCAGCAGATTCATTATTCGAAAGATGTGATTGAGGAGACTGAAAAGCCATCGCAAGAGGAGTTTAATTTCCAGCTTGCTCTCGACAATCCTGTTGAGTGGGAGCGCCTTGAGATGGGTGGGGGTTTAGATGGAGCAATCTAACGATAAGGATAAGCTTGATATTGGGAAGCTTAACGAGATGTACCAGAGATCAGAGAGTGTGGATTCGGAGCTCTTTGCCGAGTACCGGTCTAACTGTCTGCTGGTCTCGGGTAAGCATTATTCAAAGACTACTTCTAAGCTTTGGGATCGATTCCGCAGTATTCCTGCTGATCGAGATCAGAAGATTCGGTTAGTGAAGAACCACGTCTACAAGATTGCTCGTCTTTATTTGAACGAGCTTTTAAGACAGGCCCCTGGTGTTCAGCCTATCCCCAACAATGAGAACGAGCTTCAGGATGAGAAAGCGGCTGAGCTTGCAAACTCTGTGTGGCAGAACGCTAAGGCTAAGTACAAGCTTAAGGAAAAGACTCGTCAGTGGGCGGCATCGTTCATTGATATTGGTGAGTGTGCGGCCAAAGTATTCTGGGATCCTACTAAGGGAAGGCTTCTTGGTTACAAGCAGGCTTTAAACGAGCTAGGAGAGCCTCTGTTTAAAGATCCTAATGGTCAGTCCACCACTATCCCTGAGTCGTTAAACCCGCTCACAGGGCAGCTTGAGCCGCATAAACCGTTAGCGAGTAAAGAGCCTGTTTTCTCTGGCGACTTTGTCTTTGAGACCATCTATCCGTTCAATCTATTGCGCGATCGTGGTGCTGAGACGATGGCTGAGAGTCCTTACCTGATCGTAAGAAAGATGGTGGACACTGAGAAGGCTAAGGCCCTCGCTGGTGGAGATGAAGAAAAGCTTAAGTTTGTTAAGGAGTCTGGAGACACCACTTTTAAGGTGTTTGACGGCACCAAGGGAGAGTATCTCGATAGCAAAAACCAAGTGATGCTGAGAGAATACTTCTTTCGTCCCTGCATCAAGTACCCGAACGGTTGGTATGTTCTCGCAACCGAGGCTGGAATCATCCACGAGATGGAGCTTCCGTTCGGAGTATTCCCGATCGGATGGGCTGGGTTTGAGGAGATTCCCACCTCGCCAAGAGCACACTCTATAATTCGCGTAATTCGCCCATATCAAGCGGAGATCAACCGGGCGGCTAGTGGTATCGCCACAGCACAGGTCACGCTAGGAGACGATAAGCTCGTCACTCAAGCAGGAGCAAAGGTTCAACAAGGAGCATCTCTCCCTGGTGTTCGAGTGATCTCTGTCTCTGGTCAGCCTCCCAC